GGTTTAAAGCTCGTGGATTAAATATTCAACGTCACGATGATCCATTACAACCAGGAGAGTGGCGAGACGTTGATGCTCCAGGAGGAAGATTACAAGATGCATTTTTACCGTTGCCTTATAAAGAACCTAGCGGGACTTTAACACAATTATTAGGTGCTTTAGTAGATTCGGGTAAACGTTTTGCGGCAACAATAGAAGACCCGACAGGCGACGGTAATTCCCAAGCACCTGTAGGTACTACGGTAGCCCTTTTAGAAAAAGGTCAACGTATTATGTCGGCGATACATAAAAGATTACATTACGCACAAAAAACTGAATTTAAAATTTTAAAAAGAGTATTTGGTCAATTTTTACCGCCACAATATCCGTACCAAGTACAAGGAGCTTCGGAAAATGTATTTAACGAAGACTTCGATGATAGTATTGATGTAATACCTGTAAGTGACCCTAATATTTTTAGTATGACGCAACGTATTACATTAGCTCAAACGCAATTACAAATGGCACAAGCTGCTCCGCAATTACATGATTTACGCGAAGCGTATCGTAAAATGTATATTGCCTTAAATATAAAAGATATTGACGCAGTATTGCCTGAAGAAGAACAAATACCTGCTCGTGACCCCGTTACCGAAGAACAAGCAGCAATTACGGGTAATCCTATAAAAGCGTACGAATTCCAAAATCACGAAGCATATATTGCTAGTCATAGTGCTTTTATGCAAAACCCTATGGTACAACAAAACCCTGCGGCGACAAAAATTATTGGAGCTAATATTCAAGAACACCAAGCGATGTTATATAGACAACAAATAGAACAAGCATTAGGGCAACAACTACCACCAATAGGTGAAGAAATGCCGCCAGAAATTATGAACCAAATAGCAGGTATGGCAGCACAAGCTACGCAACAAGTTACAGGTCAAGCTCAAGCGATGGCACAAGCTCAAGCCGCAGCACAACAAACGCCACAAATGCAAATGTTCCAACAACAATTAGCATTAGAAAAAGAACAATTAATGCAAAAAGAAATGGATGACGTAAGAGCTGCTGAAATAGAATTACAAAAAGCTCAATTAAATGCACAAATTAGACGAGAACAAATAGAAGCAGATTTAAGAAAACAAGACAGTAAAGATGCGATACAATTACAAGAATTAGAGCTAAAAGCAAAAGCTGACGCTGATAAGAACTATAACGAATTAGTAAAAACTGTTCGTGAAAGTAGAAACCAAAACGGAGATAATAATGCATAGAAATAGAGACTATCCCGCTCCTTCTAAAAAAGCGAGCAAACCTGCCCCTAGCGTACCTGCTATGGAAGATACTACTAAAACTGAAGTAGTAAAAGCAGGGGAAGTAAATACTGACGCTAAAGGTAATGTTGTTGGTAAAGAATCAAAAGTAAAAGCTGCCTACGGGCAAACAAAAGGACTTCTTTGGTATAATTACATTAAGTAATGGATTATATCGTAGCTACGGAGCATTTGCTCCGTAAATATCGTGAGCGTAAAGAAGCACTCACGCAAACGCTTGCTGCTGGTGGTGTTGAAGATATACAACAATACCAACGGATAGTAGGTGAAATAGCAGGTTTGAGTTTAGCTGAACAGGAAATTCAAACCTTACATTCTAATATGGAGGATGCAAATGACTGATACTGTTCCAGATCGAGTAGATAATTTTGGTAGTAATGGTGCTTCGTTAAAAGCTGAAGAACCAGTTATAGAAAACACTATTACGCACGAAAATTTAGAAGCTCATGCAAATAAGTTACCACGTCCAACGGGGTATCGTATTTTAATATTACCTTTTAGTATGTCGAGTGTTACTAAAGGCGGTATACATTTAGCTAAACAAACAGTAGACAAAGAACGTCTTTCTACTGTCGTTGGTTATGTTGTCGCTACGGGACCCGACGCATATAAAGATATGAATAAGTTTCCAGACGGAGCTTGGTGTAAAGAAGGTGATTGGGTAATTTTTGGTAGATATGCGGGAGCTCGTTTTCAAATAGAAGGTGGCGATATGCGACTTTTAAACGATGACGAAATTTTAGCGTCTATTGATGATCCCGAAGCAATTTTATCATAACAACTTGAGGAGGACTCATGCAAGAAGAAGCAGAAAAAATAGAACTAGAACTTCCCGAAGGGGAAGTTGACCCAAGGGCGGCTGATGTCGATGATTCAGTACCTTCCGTAATGGAAGAAGGAGTCGTTACAGCCGAAGAAGAACCAAAAGATGAATTAGATCAGATAAGCGATTCAGTACAAAAACGTATTGATAAACTAACTTATAAAATGCGAGAAGCCGAAAGGCAACGCGATGAAGCAGTTAGTTACGCTCAAAATATTAATAGTTCTAATAACGAACTAAAAGAAAAGTTAAAGAATTCCGATTCTTCCCTTTTCAAAGAGTATGACAATCGTATACAATCTGATATTGAAAGAGCAAAGACTTATTTAAAAACTGCTCAAGAAACAGGAGACGCGGAAGCGATTACCGATGCAACAGAAAAATTATCTAGAGCTAGTGCTGAGGCAGAAAACCTTAGAAGATTATCTGCACAACAGCAGCTTAGAGAAAAAGACCAAGCTGAAGAAGTTCCTGTTGAAGAATATAAACCCTCTATTAATGCGACGCAAACAACACCAGACCCTAAAGCAGAGGAATGGGCGTCAAAAAATACATGGTTTGGGACTGATTCTGCTATGACTTTTGCAGCTTTCGGCGTACATAAAGAAATCGTAGAAGAAGGGATTGACCCAACTTCCGATGCTTATTACCAAGAAGTTGATAAACGTATGCGAGATAATTTCCCCCACAAGTTTTCTGAAGAGCAAGCTGCCCCCGTGCAACAGGTTGCTGCCAGTAGCAGAGGTGCTACAGGTAAAAAAACATCACGCAAAATCAAGTTGACACCTAGTCAAGTAGCAATAGCTAAAAGACTAAACGTGCCACTAGAAGAATATGCTAAGCATATCGAAGGAGTATAAAATGACAGAAGATTATAAAACAGACGTCACTGACCGTAACTCACGGTCTGCAGAGACACGAGACTCTCAAACTCGCAGAACGCCTTGGAAACCCCCGTCAATGTTAGACGCACCCGAACCACCTCCTGGATATCAGTTTAGGTGGATTAGAGAAGCTACTAGAGGACAGGACGATAAGTCTAATATGTCTAAACGTATTAGAGAAGGATATGAACCTGTAAGAGCAGAAGATTATCCTGACTTTGAAGCCCCAACTGTAGATAGTGGAAAAAATAAAGGAGTCATAGGGGTAGGTGGACTAATACTCGCAAAAGTTCCAGTTGAAACCGCGGACGAAAGAACAGCTTATTTTAAAGATCAGTCTGATTCTGCGTTACAAGGTGTCGATCAAAACTTAATGCGAGAAAGTGACCCTAGAATGCCGATTAAAGATAGCGATATCCAAAGGTCTTCTAAGGTTGAATTTGGTAGTAGGAATAATTCCGACGATTAAAGTAAATTTTATTTTAGACATAGGAGGCAAAAATGGCTAATGTAAATGCACCCGATGGGTTTACTCCCGCATATCACATGTACGGTGGTACTATCAGACCTGCAAGAATGAGAATAGCTAGTGGAACTTCAGCATCAATATTTAGTGGTGATGTAGTTAATTTATCTAGTGGATATGTCATTCAAGGCACGGCGACTGGTACTCCTGTAGGTGTTTTTTATGGAGTATTTTTTACGGCAACGGATGGAACGCCTACGTTTTCAAAAGTGTGGACTGGCGGCACAGCAACTTTAGGTACAGCAGACGCCGAAGCTCTTGTATACAGTGATCCTGGGATCGTATATGAAGCTCAATTTACAGCAGGAACTCCTGCGGTAAGTTTTATCGGCGATAAGTACACTCTCTCAACAACTGCAGGTAGTACAACTACTGGCAGATCGAAAGAAGGTGTAACTGCAACTACTTCAAGTGGTGTTGCTTTGTGTGTAGGTTTTGACTTAACTCCTAGTAATTCAATAGGAGCTAATGCTAGAGCTTACTTCACCTTCCCAACTAATACATTCGCAGTTTAAGGAGAATAGATCATGGCAATTAACAGAGCACAACTCGTAAAAGAACTTGTTCCTGGACTTCATGCTCTTTTCGGATTAGAGTACGAACGATACAACGATGAACACGAAGACATCTTCGACACAGAAACCTCTGAAAGAGCTTTCGAAGAAGAAGTTATGTTAAGTGGATTCGGGGAAGCACCTGTAAAAGGTGAAGGAGCCGCGGTGGTATATGAGACTGCACAAGAATCATTTACCTCTCGTTACACTCATGAAACCGTAGCTTTAGCGTTTGCGTTAACAGAAGAAGCTATCGAAGATAATCTCTACGATACACTTTCTTCTAGATACACAAGAGCTTTAGCACGTTCTATGCAACAAACAAAACAAGTGAAAGCAGCTAACGTATTAAACAATGCGTTTAGTTCTTCATTCGTTGGTGGTGATGGAAAAGAGCTTTGTGCTACAGACCATCCAACTGTTGCAAACGTTGATTTGAGAAACGAGCTGTCTACTTCAGCTGATCTTAATGAAACTTCACTCGAACAAGCGTTAATAGATATCGCTGACTTCAGAGATGAAAGAAACTTAAAGATCAATGCACAAGCAAGAAGGTTAATCATACCACCTGCTTTGCAATTCGTAGCAGACAGACTGATGGAAACTCCTGGAAGAGTTGGTACATCTGACAATGATATTAACGCTATTCGTAACATGGGCATGGTCTCAGAAGGTTACGTAGTTAATCATTATTTAACAGATACTGACGCTTTCTTCATCAAAACTGATGTTCCTAACGGACTTAAACACTTCGTTAGATCACCTGTAGCGACCAGTATGGAAGGAGACTTCGAAACTGGTAACGTTAGATATAAGGCGAGAGAACGTTATAGTTTTGGTTTTAGTGACTGGAGAGGAATCTTCGGATCACCAGGAGCGTAATCACTTACGTTATTTAGGAAAGGGAGCTTCGGCTCCCTTTCTTTTTTGATATGGATGAGCTAGAATGACAAAACAACTAGGGATATTACAACATATCTATCGACTGACCTAGCAGACAAGCCAAGACGATAGATTAAATTAAGGAGACTTAATATGGCAAAATCAACATTTAGTGGACCAGTTAGATCACTTGCAGGTTTTATTTCTGCAGGTAATGCTAATGTGGTCAGTTTAACAGCGGATACAACTTTAACAGTAGACGCTCATGCGGGAAAAATTTTAACAACTAACGATGCAGATGGTAAATTTACTTTACCTAGTATCGTAGCTACTGCTCCAGGAAGAGACGATGAACCTAGCCAATTAAATAATTTAGGAGCTAGTTTTTTCTTTGTAGTAGAAACAGCAGCTACCGATATGGATATTTTAACTGACGGTACTGACAAATTTGTTGGTGGGCTTTACACAGGTAAAGACGATTCTACAGGTAAAACTTTTATCTCTGGTACATCTAATGATGTAATTACTATGAATGGTTCTACTAAAGGTGGACTAGCTGGTAGTATTGTAAAAGTTACTGCTATGGCTTCTGCTAAATATGCCGTCGAAGGTATAATTTTAGGTTCAGGCACAATAGTTACACCATTTGCTGACGCATAATAGGAGGTAACTTATGGCTGATACAGTAACAAGTCAAACTATCATAGACGGCGTTAAAACCGCCGTCTTGAAGTTTACTAATGAATCAGACGGTACAGGAGAGGCTTCTGTTAAAAAAGTAGATGTTTCCGCTTTATCAACAGACGGAGCAGGTAATGCTTGTTCTTCAGTAACTATAAAAAGGATTTATTGGGCGTGTAGAGGTATGTCGGTAGATATTGAATTTGACGCAACAACAAACGTATTAGCAATTTGTTTACCTACAGATAGCACAGGAGACGAAGAATACGATACGTTTGGAGGTATACCTAATAATGCAGGTAGTGGTGTAACTGGTGATATAGATTTCACTACTGTTGGACATTCTAATGGAGACG